CAAGTTCGGTATGTATATACAACGAATCGTTATATTACTGCGATTGATATTTTAGTATGTAAGTATATAGAGTAAAAGGTATGTAGACGGAGAGGCGCACTGTTTCATCACTTCAGACGGTATGTGAAAAAATATGCACGGTACATAGATACATATAATACACTCTGCATATATTTTCTTTCCAAACTATGCACTTTTTTTCTCTTCATTGATTTGTAAATACTTAACAGCGCTCATTAACAAGTCTTGCATATCCTTAAACATACCTAATCCTATGTTACAAGATAAACATAATAAACCACGAACGGCTCCAGTAATGTGATCATGATCAACAGCTAATCCTCTTTTTAACAGTGATTGATGCTTACCACATATAGCACATTTACCCTCTTGAGTGTTAAACATTTGTTTGTACTGTTCGGATGTTACACCATATTTTATTTTTCTGAGATATGCTGTTGTGTATTCCGATGCACCTTTAGGACCACGACGATTCCACTCTCGTTTTTTAGGTTTAAGTAGATCTTTAGCTTTTTTAGTAGCTTCTTTCTCTAATATTACATCAGCATTCTTTATCATTGATGTAAGAGTTCTAACAGAACATTCGAGAATTAATGCTAGCTGCGTTCGAGTTATATGAGGATTTAGTTCACATAACTCGGCAGCTTTTTGTAATCTTTCGACCGGAGTATATTTCTTCCGATGCAATTTTTTTTCTTCTCTGTAAGTCATCTGCCAAATATATAATATATCAACGGCTTACGCGCGGCGATAAGTATACCAATAATAGCAGCTGCAACAACAACACAACAAATGATTTGTATCATAGTAATAAAATTAAGTGGCAGCAATGGTAGTCTGGCTAACTACTTTCATCACCGTATATTTAGACTGACAGGCTGTGGGAGAGCGACTCCCTTCTTATAGATTGTTTATAATTTCACATGAGTATCCTTTCGGCTACGCTAGGTCCTTCCTATATGCCCTTGATACGCGTGCAACAGGGATTTATTAATCCGGAAATACCGGCAGTTGTCTGTAATTCCCAACGTATACGTTTCAACGTTAGGACGTCTTGGACTAAATATTATAACTCTTCTTTACAACATAGAGCGACTATGTCATCATGCCTTCCAAAGCACAAAAGAATTTCACTAGCACTACACTAGAGGAATCACCAGTTAGTTATGAGATCACACTCTCCAGGTAGATAAGGTTTAAAGTCTACTGTGCTCCATATCAAGGAACAGGATGACTGCATGAGTTTCGACTATGACTTCTTAGAGAATTACTTCTCTCCATCATAGTCAGCCTCGCACAAACTTACACTTCATTGGGGCGTTACTGCCAATGTTAGTACTATTCAAATCGGAAATTCGTTTCATTGCCCATTAAAGAACAACATACTCCGGGATCCAACGTGATGATTCAAATAGAAATGTATAGTTGCCACTACATGCTTATCAAGGTTTACTAACCTTAACAGAAGAAAAAAAATAACCCATCTCGGAATCTGCGGTTCTCTGATGGGTTATAATATGTTATGAAAAAGTCTTTAAAATTAAAAGAGAAGCAGGTATAATACCCGCTCCTCAGTAAAAGGTTTGCTCTTAGAAGCTAACTTTGAATACCGGCATAAGAACCTTGTCAGATTCTTTAACGTTGGCATTAAGTTTCGTTTCCCTCAAAGCGCCTGAAGCGTCATTGAAAGCATTTGATCTTTCTGTTCCAACCAGTTTAGCTGCAGCTTTGCAAGCTTTCAGATAAGCTGAATAACCCGAATAGCAAGTGTTCTTGTATACAGGAGCATCAGTAATAGTATCAAGGATACTTAACTGGTGAACAACTGTGAACTTACTGTCTTTGGTAACTGATTTGGAAGCATCATTCATTGCATCCTGGAGAGTTTTGTAGTCAGCTGACTGACGTGCATCTCTGGTTGTTTTCACAGCCTGAGCAGCCTTCTCGTCTTCAACTATACGCATTGCTGCGAGTGAAGCCAGGTTGTCTGGATTAAGAATGACTCTTTTCTTTGTCTCACTTACGAGAGCTACAGTAGCTTTACCAGCTGCTTCGCCAATCTCAATGTGATAAGTTCCTTCTTTAATGTCTGTCATACGAGCCCTGTTGATATCGGCTGTAGATACTGCGGTGTTGAGATCATCAAATGTCATAATCAAAAAGTATTAAGTTAATTAACTATTTATGGCCCAAGGTTATTTTCTGTTACGAAAACAAACATTGCGTCAGAACAAGCTAAGATCTATGAAGATATCGGTAATAGAGTAAGATATCGGCCCCAGGCACAAGCAAATTGTTATATAGTTAAATAAAAAAGGTTGAGCCCTCATTGTGAGAGCCCAACCCTAATTCATAGCAACGATCAGATAATGATCTTAAAGACTGGAAGTTTAACTTCGTTCTTGGCTTCATCCATACCAGGTTTCAACGGAGTTGAGTATAGACCATCTCTAAGGTTACGAAGGCGACTGTAATACTCTTTCTGCTCAAGTGTTGGTTTGAGTTTAACAAGTTCACGAACCTGTTTCAGATAATCAAGAGCACCAGTGTAACATCTGTCAATGTAGATAGGTACATCAACACCTTCAATCTGATGATTGCGCATCTTCAGTTGCCCAACAACTTTGAGCTGAACTGATGCAATGCCAACGCCATCTTCAACCAGCTTATGAGCTGCCATCTGTAAGTTACAGAAGTCTTTGCTGTCTTTGAATTCGTCAAGCCAAATTTCTTTGACTTTACCTTCAGAGATTCTAAGAGCTGCAAGCTGGTTCACACTAACCTCATACTGTTTGCCTTTGGAGTTCTGAAGGTACAACTGGTGTCCTTCTTCCTTTGCAGGATCAACTTCAATGGTGTATGTTTCAGGGCCCATGGGTGCATCGTTAATACGATTAAACCCAAGAGAAATAGAACATACGATTGACAACAGAGATTCGCGGGTAATTTCAACGACTGATTTCATAACAAGAATGTATTAAATTGTTGAGCATCCAATCAAGTGAGGCTCAAGTTCACTTACTTTCCGGCTATAGTCTAGGACTATATACGGCGCAGACCCCAGGGAGAACTAACTCCCCGAACGCCTTGGGCTTAACTGCTCCCAAGAATATTTAGTATCTCCAACCAGTTGTTGGAGCATCTCCGAAGATTAATGATAAGAACCACCCACCAACGCATATTGCAACGATGATGAGTAAAATCTGTGGGCATAATATAAGTAGTGCTATTACAATTAATGCAATGACTACAAACCCAGAACCATCATGATTACTCATAGCAATGATATTTCATCAGAACTTAATTCAACACTAAATCCATAGAAACCTGATTTCTCTTTGGCTATGATTGCCTGGAGATACAGTTGAACTTTCCTTTCTTCACTAGGAACGTTCTGAACAAGCCAAGCATGCATTGAAGCAACGTCTTGGAATAAAACAGAATGCATTCTATCAATTGCATTGTAATGAGGGATGCTAATAGCATGAGGATCATCACGATCCTGGAACTCATCTGGCTGAGACATTCTGTATTTGTGATAGAATGTAAACCAAGCATCAATACCTGCAACAATACAAGCAACGAATAAGATAGAACCAAAGAACACATAGCCAATGGCTGTGTTTAAATGCAGAGACAAGAACCAGTTCATAACATAAGTGTATTAAACACCAACGCTCATACTATCTCCTTACTATCTATGTAAGGTACAATGGTAGAGTGAATGGTAAGTATGTACTATAGTCTGGTAGTATATCGGAAAGTATAATGAAGTCTTTGGTTTTACAAGGGGGTGTAGGGGTGTGGGGGTGGCATGAACGAATTTATAAAAGTAATTTCCCATTGGAATTTGGGCAGGGGAGTAATTACTAAGGGGTGCACACTTTAATACCTACCCATAAAATTTTCCAAAAATTTTTTTTAGAACACTACACAATGCGTAGTTAATTGCAAACTCATTACATACCAAACATGAAATTATACCCGAACTGGTATAGCTACTTTTTCAACTAGTTAATAACCAGGTGTAGTTACTCTTCAGTAGGCTCGATCGGGTATAACTTAGACACTAGCATGGACACTTACATAGACACTATGTCCATGCGCGATCTACTACGAAGTGTGTAGTAAGTTGCTCGGGACATTGATGTCCTTACCACTCATTAATAATAGGAATTAAATAGGTAGTCACAGTACCAATATCGTAACATTTTTAATGGATATTAACTACCCGCGAGTATGCACTTTAGTACTAATAGGCAGATAATAATTAGCTTACTGATTGAGAAAAATATTTACTATAATGTCATTATGAATGATGTATTAGTATTAAGATCTGCAATAGATCTCATGGATACTGGGACTCAGATATGCTGGAGTAACAAGCATATGCTGCCACCAGGTTACACATGGAATGAAGATGGTTATGTGATTACCGCGATACCATATCCCTACGTTAGGGCATGTGTCGGCTTACGATTCTCCTTCCTTATTGGGAAGTTAGGAATGAATGAATTTGTCAGACAAAATTTAATTGTTGTCAGACTACTTAATGGAGATGTGCATAAAGCAATAGTTACAGCGGTTATATGGTCAGCTTTTAAGAAGTCTGGTTTTATACTAGATAGAATTAAGTTTGATAAAGTTGCAACTGAAGTATATGCATTAAGTACATTACCAACGCTGGATCAGGCTTTTATAACCTGGAGACGAACATGGTTCTCGGAGTCTTGTGATTACAATACAGTAAGTAAAGTACTTAGAGTTGAGAATAGTTCGAAGATAGATGCTGACCGGGACCTTATGAAGGTTGATGAGAAGTATATTACCGAAGCGGTAGCGGAGTTCACAGGATTTAGCCGGCGACGAATAGATAGTTACTGGAGTGAGAAGCAGTGGACAAAGAAACTTAGAACACTATTCACGATTGAAGAAGCGATAGATGAGTTGGAAAGTAAAGGAATTCTTAATCCTACCCGGGAACAGATTGCACTTACTGCTGGATTATCAACACGAACAGTTATATCCTCTGTAAAGGATATGGAAGTTTTACTAGCAAATAATAGAGTCGAAGCACTCGAAGAGAATAATGTTAATAAGGATAATGAGTTATGAGAATACATGAAGAAGTTAATGGTCTGGAGTATGATAATATATCTACGGACAAAAAAGTTATATTTAGAGAGAAGGGTCACAAATATATTCATGTGGACCATCCCGAGTTAAAATTTACATCAGTTACCCAACTGTTAGGATACTACAAAGAAAAGTTTGACGGCTTAGCAGTTGCGGAGAAATGTGTAGCGGATCCAAAATCAGAATACTATGGACAAGATGCAGAAGCCGTTGCAGCAGAGTGGATCAGATACGGAGCCGAGTGTGCCGAAAATGGAACCATACTTCATGAGTACGGAGAAAAACTCTTTAATAGAGTTACAGACATTGTGGTTCCGGATAATCCTAAGGCAAAGCATGCTAAGGCTGCTGTTGACTTTCTATTCTCGCAAGGATACGAACTAGCAATGTCCGAGATGTTATTATACTCTGAGGAGTTAGGCATAGCCGGAATGGATGATATTATACTTAAGAAAAGAATATATGGTACTACGGACTATGACTTCATGATATTTGACTGGAAGTTCCTTAGTAAACCAATAACAAAGAAATCATTTTACTCCAGGAAGAATGGATACAAGATGATGAAAGGTCCATTCAAACACCTAATGGATTGTAACTGGATTCATTACAGCATACAGTTATCCTTATATCAGACACTAACTGGGGAACCGGGGAAGATAACTGAGAAGGTACTAATTGTAGTTGGAGATAATGGTTATGAATTAATTCCCGCATATCCGATGAGAGTTTTCTGGGATCAGAATAATGAACTACAATGTGTTCATGAGATCTGGAACGGTAGGTGGTGGGATTCAAGAATGCAAGAATTATATAAGCGTAAGCCAAAAGATATTATAGGTATTTAAATCGGCATAGAAGAAGCAGTCCGAAACAGAAACAGAATTAGAAACAGTAATACATAGAAGAAATGTTGACACTTAAGATCATACACATCGACAATGAAGGTGGTAAAACTACCTATCTTTTCGCAGGAGAAAGAATATCACATACTGAAGTAGAACAAACCGATCATTCAATGGAATTTAAATCCTTAGAAGAGAATGATTATTTCTTGGTCGGAGAATTTACAAATGAGTTAAGTAAACAACCGTACGTAATGTCTACGGTGAATATATTTGACGGCAATGACTATCAGACAATACAAGTACTACCAAAGTCAGATTGCTTTATAATGGCAAATGGCAAAACGGTAGATACATTCGCAAGCTACTATAAATAATTATTAACAATTGACTGCTTCTACTAATGCCATTACTTATACATAGAAAATTAGAACCAGGAGATGAAGCTATAGCAAAGGCTAAAAGCGGCATCCATATTAAGCCGGAGAACAAAGATAAGTTTACCGCGACTAAAAAAGCTACAGGAAAATCAACTGAAGCGCTTACACACAGTAAGAATAAGAAGACTAAGATGCGTGCTGTATTTGGTCAGAATGCAAAAAAGTGGGCTAAGAAAAGAATGTGTGGCGGGTTACTTCATAAGAAACCAGTCATAGCTAGAAACGTATCTACGAATATCGGGAGAGTTCCTTCCGGAGCCAATCAACTTGGTAGACCAACAAATAAAAATAGAGTAGGAACAACAAAGGCTAATGTTGGGAAACCACAACCGCCTACTAAAAGATAATAACCATGATGGGATTATATCTACCCGGAGGACCACTTAATAAAACTAAGGTAAAACAAACGCCAACTAAGATTGTTGGTGATGTGTCTAAGACCCCCGGGACTCAGATACCTCCTGCTAAACCATTGACTACTAAACCACAAAGAATGGCTTTAAATAAAACGCCAAGGAAGGGTTCAGTTAGTGGTCAGGATAGGAATCCCTATGAGAAGAAACAAGATGGTGGCGTTATGAGACCATCGGATCCCAGGAATCGTCCAGTTACAGCAGGTGATAGAATTCATAATGCTATCTCCGATGTAGGCACAGGCGTAGCAACCTGGGGAACTTCATTTCGCCCGCCAACCGACGCCGAGAAGAAACTTGGTAGAGGTACATGGGCCGATAGAGCTAAGTTACTCGCCGGTGCAGCAACACAAGGGCTTACAAATGAAATGATTGCAGGAGGCATTGGAAAAATTGCCGGCAAATTTATACCTAAGTCAGTAACCAAGATAGTACCTAAGTCTGAAACAATAGACGTAGGATCTAAAATGTATAATCGCCAGAACGTAACAAACGAAATAACGACTAATGCTCCGATGGAGAAAGACCTTGTAGAATACTTGAATGGTCTGCCACATGATGAGTTTGCAGCGTACGCAAAAAAGCGTGCTGGGTATGTTAATCTCGGTAGATATTTTACCGTTACACCTTCTGGTTTAAAGAAAGGTGGATTACTTTCTACCAAGAAAGCAAAAACAATATTACACGATAAAGAGGTACGCGGACATCCGCTGACAGATAAACAACGCAGATACTTTGGGTATCTATCTAATAAAAAATGACAATTTAATAACTAATGAGATGACAATGATGGAAGAAAGAATTTTCTTTACAGCGGGCGATGTAGTCACGCTGCGTCAGAACATACCAAATGTTCCGACAATGATCGTGAGATCTATCGATAAGGTAGCTGCCCACGGCGAAAAACCTCTTCTACTTGGAGTAGCATGCTTCTGGTTTACCCAGTTAGGCGAGTTCCAGGAAAAGAGATTCAACACAAAAGACCTGATACACGTAGAGAAATAAGCGATGGACTCGGTAGTAGACGATAACAATAAAATAATGGAGCATGGCATTAAGCAATTGCTCGGTAAAGAAGAGTATGATCCTGCAGAAAAACTAAAAGTATGCACACACATCTCGGATGGTTTTGTCTATGATGATACTCCAGTGTTTACAACTCTTCAATGTGCAAGGTGCGGTTTACAGTATGATGTACTGAAAGCAACCGGAATGATAATGTAATTCTATGAGCCTATCATTTACCATAAGGAAAGAACGTATCGTAACTGATCCTAAGTTTTTCTTATTCAAGGCTTTCACGGATATCTGGGAGTGGGACAAATCAGAAAATAAAGATAAAGCACATAGGATGTTAAGATTCGTCTTCCTATTATGTGACATCACTGAGGAGTGCCCACTTAAAGATGTACCGGTCTTGAAGAGAGAAGCAGAAGCATTATTTCATGCATACAAGGACAAGAACTACAAATTTACTAAGAAGGAAAGGGAATTAGTCTCAGCGGCTATCGATACGTATATAAAGTACAACGAGACTGCCGAAGAAAGATTGCTTGGTGAGTTTGATTGGAAGGCAGATGAACTCCGAAATAAACTCGAGGAGACAATGCCTGAGACAGAAACAAATGTGATTAATGGAGTTACTTCATTTGTAAGTAATTCAGATATAATAACCAAAGCCTTAAAGGAGTTGAATTCCGTTAAGAAGTCGAAGATCTCTGTGATCTCCGCAATAAAAAGAGAAGCGTTGAGCCAGAGGGTTAGAGGTGCAGCATCACTATCACCAAACTCAAGAGGATTAATAACCATGCCATCGCTGGCAGATAGAGATATGAATGATGAAACTAGTAGCGTATAAGGGTGCAGTAAGAATAGATCCTGCATCAATTGTTGAACCAGAACTAAAACGATTGCTGCATGAACTCGAGGATGTGTTACAAGATCCGTCACTTCATGATAGAGTTTGCATTTTTATTTTTCTTTTGTGTGACTTGTCCAATGATAATCCTCTTGTGGATCGTCCTTGGAATACTCGGCGTGAGGAAGCACTTTCCGTTGCTTTCGGATCAGATCTCGACAAGTTTACAACACTTAAAGACTCTAATGAGAAGATAAGAGATCTAATTAATAAGAGTATTGATATCTACATTAAGAATGTTAATACTGACGAACAAAAAGATATTGCTACCTATAGTAAGAAGATGGACCAGTTCCGTGTCATGCTTCATGATATGAAACCGGTTATAGCAAAAAATGTCAACGAGTTCAACGAGAAGATAACTTATTCAACAAATATGGAAATTATCAACTCAGTACTTAGTGATATAGTTTCTCTCATACAAGCTAAGGCTTCTATGATTGCACTTCATACAACAGGTCAAATACCCAAGCATTTACGTGGCGGACTATCTCCACTTGCCCAGGGTAATGTATTAATAGAATTAGAACAAGAAATTTTATTGGAACCCGATACCACCGAAGAAGAGGTTGAGGAAGAGTAACATTTTTATAATTATGCCAATACTGAAAACAGCAAAACCAATTAATACTAAAGATCTTATACCAATGAGAACTGATACTTATACACAGAATAAGGTTGCAGAGACAAAAGTTAATCCCGCAAATAATCGATCAGTCAATCCGTCAATTCCAATGGCTAGTACTGGTGGATTACTTAGACACGTTAGTGCGGTGATACCCAAGACAATACCATCAGCACAATCTGGAACAGTACTAGATACAACCGTATCACAAGATACTCTTAATGATAGAGCTCTTAAAAGTATGATGAAAGAAAAAATGGCTGCTAGAGCGTTCATAAATAATGAACAAAAATCTGGTACTATTGGCGGACTTATGTCAACAAAATTATCGACGGTTTCTCCAGATAGAAAATTACCACAAATGGATAATCCGGATGTAGGAAAAGTAAGAACATTTGCCGAATCAATCTCAAGACCTGAAATGAAGGCATTACTTAATACTACTGCCAATCCGTTCGGTAAGAGTGGTTGGTTAAAGAATATAGTATTTAATCCAGATGTACACATCACCATGGATAAGGTTGCTAAAGCTGGCTCTGCTGCAAAAGGACTGTTTAATCTCAATAAGCAAGGATATAAATTCACAATAGGTGGTACATTAAGTGCAGCAGAATTAAAAGATAGAAGAAATGAAGAACTTAATCCCAACTACTCACATGGATGAAAAATCAACACTAGAACATCTCTGGAGTCTGGCAATGCCAAGGCAAAATAGATACGAGAGAACTTTAATGTATAAACCGAGTGTAAAGAAACAAGCTAAGGGTGGACCTGCAACAGAACCTCCTACTACAACTCCAAACATTAAACCGGTTGATATGTCTGATTGGGAAAAGGGTGGACAGCAGGACATTGAAGAGTATAAAAAGACTATACCTACAAATGAGTCAATTAATAATAGTGCAAGACTTTATGCATACAAAGCTAAGTTAGATTCAGCACTTGCAGCAAAGAATCCAAATGCTTGGAAAAAGATAAGCGGTTCATACGATCCAAATGCTTCAGTGCAAGATAGACTTACAAAAGCTCAAGGATACATTCAAGATAAAACTTATCCTTATGCTTTAAACGAAGCAGATCAGAGAGCAACGTTAGGTAATGACTACGAAGACTTTAATAAACTACGTACTGGATATGCAGCAAACGTAGCTAAATTTGGAGAAGGAAAGTATACAGTACAAGGCAGTGGCGAACAAGGTCAACCAGTCGATCAGACAGCATATGGATTAAGAAACTCCTGGGCAATTGGTCCAGCAAGACATGAGTTTGGATCTAGTATCAATGGAGCACCAAGAGCGCACATAAATACAACTGCATCATATGATACCACAAAGAAGGCGTACGATTATCAATATAGTCAACCTAAGTACTATCCGCTTGCAAACACTAAGAAGCAAGGTGGATTATTAAGAGGTTATAGTTCAAAGAAAGATCCTATGACTAAAGAGCAGACTGCGAAGCAGTATGAAGCCGATAGACGTCGCGATTCCTCACTTCGTAAACCGGATATGGTTCCAGGGTCGGCAAGTAAATCACGTTCACACAGATCATAATGGATAGACGAGATTCAATAAGTTTACTCCGAGACTACGGAGTACCAATGCAGGATAACACTGCTTATAGTTTATCCTATGGTAAAGATAGTTCAAAGGATCCCAGTAAATCTGGACCTAAGAAACCAAAAGTAACAGTACCTGGTAAACCAGCTAAAACCAAAGCTTGGTTAAAAGATAAGACTGGTTTGCTTAAGATCAAACAAGCTTCGGCTAAAATGGATGTTGGTGGAGTATTATATAATAGACCATGTCCTAATTGTGGTAAGAGAGAATGCCAGGGTTGTGGTCCGGAGATGGAACCAACTAAAGGAAAAGTACCAGCAAATATAAAGGATAGAGAAAAGAAGATTCCTGTAAAGAATCCAAATGCTATATCTGGGGTACCAAAGAAACTCTTATATACTACACTAGACGGTATTAAAGTATATCAGGTTGATGATGATTATGTAAAGGTAAATCTATATGAAGATTTTACAGAGGGTGGTAACTGGGAAGCATACCCTGAGTTTGTTCCAATCGGAGAAGTCTGGGTAGCAAACGATAAGACTCCGCAGAATCAGGAAGATATTATAACTCACGAATTAACAGAAGTAAGACTCATGAAAAACAAAGGCATGACTTACGACAAAGCACACGTTATAGCAAATAGAACAGAAATGAATAAAAGAATTCAAGAACGTCCAGGACTACTTGTACCCAAAGAAAAAAAGGGAGGCAAAGTAGGTAACCCAGAGAACCGCGACAAACCAGGAGGATCTAACGTAGGTAAGTATTCAAAATCAGAAGGACCATTTGCTGGACCATCTGGAGGTGCTCCTGCAGGAAGTTATCCTATTGGAAGCAAGTCTCGCGGCAAATCAGCACTTAAGTTAGCTCATAATGCTCCGAATCCAAGTGGTATAAAAGCTGCAGTCTATCGTAAGTATCCTGATCTTAAGAAAGATACAAAGAAAGCAATGGAAGGTGCAAAGTTAGGATTAGGCGGAATGGGACAACTTCAAGATAAAGCTCCATCACCAAGTAAACCTAAACATACTTTTCCACCGGATAAGGTAAAACAAAATTTTGCTTTGTACAAAAGAAAAACTAAAATACCAAAGTCTGCATACGGACACTAATGGTAACCAATATGAATTATGGAAAATGAAAATGCAATTGTTGCGCCAGGAATAATTACTTCTGACCAAGGAATAGTTAAACCAGAGATGTGGATTCCAAACATGAAACTTATTACTGAGTCAGAACAAGTCCGACAGGAGATGGAATGGCTACGTAAGAAAAGTGGATATGATGGAAAGAAACCAACTGAGTTAGGTATAGATGCTTATAGATTCTCAGCAAAGTTACATCCTAAGTTTTTCGAAGGACGTACACCCCCGGCAGTGCCTTTAGATTCTCTTGAGAATATAGAATGGTACGAAGACCAACTAAAGCGTTGTGTCTACGGATTCGAATACAGGGGTCAAAGAATAACAGGAGACCATTACTGGTTTCTAAACATGTTCCCCTTCCTTGTTGCTAAACTTAACAAGGCAGGTAAAGTTACAAATGAGTTTGACGTAAACTTCGCATACTACGCCGGAATGCATGATTATGTATTCAAGTCTATAGAACAAGCCCAGTACGAAGGTAAGGGGTTTCTGTGGATGTCTGGTCGTGGTTCGGGCAAGTCATATGTTGTATTATCAATAGTAGCTAAAATATATCATTTAAAACCTAAATCACATGGTATAGTATCAGCCTCACATTCCGGGCATGCTAATGAAACCTACTCAAAACTATTACAAGCATTAGATTCTATAGCAGAAGTACATCCAACTTTAGCACTACATAGATTAGTCGATACAAAATCATTAGTAGAATCTGGGCAAGAGATACTTAGAGATGGTATAAAATACAAAGAAGGACCAAGATCAAAAATACAAAAGGTTATTTATGGTGATAATCCTGGCGCTACCAGAGGAAGCAGACCAGATATACAATTGATGGAAGAGTGTATGGCTCCAGGCACAAAAGTGCTTATGTATGATATGTCCTATAAAAATATCGAGGATATACAACTGGGAGATAAAGTAATGGGTATAGATTCTCTACCAAAAGAAGTTGGTAAAACCACTACTGGAAAAGATAGAATGTTTAAAATATCTCAGAGTAAAGGGGTATCTTATATAGTAAATAGTTCGCATAAATTATATGTAGAACAACGTTATGGAGTAAGTTCTGATGGTATAAAATTACTAACACCAGAAGAGTATAGTAATATAGTTTCTAAAAAGAAACAAAGTACAACATACGGGATAAAGTCAGCTTGCATTTCTGCGTTTAATAAGCCTACATTTATAAATCCTTATATACTAGGATTATGGCTTGGGGATGGAAGGAAGGGGACAGATGTAATTCTAATAGATAAATCAATGAATGAATACTTTATAGAATTAGCTATAGAGTTAAATGCAGACATTAAGTTTACGAATCATAAATTATCTACAAAAGTAAACTATGTAAAATTATATCAAGTTGGAACAAAGAAAGGATATTTTATTGATACATTAAATAACTTTAAATTAAAAAACAACAAACATATTCCAGAGCAGTGTTTATTATGGAATAAAGCTTCAAGATTGCAATTACTAGCCGGGCTTATCGACTCTGATGGGTGGTTAGAGTATAATAAAAATAAGACGACATATAGATATGCTATATATCAAAAAGATTTGTCATTTGTTGAAATGGTAAGACGTATAGCAATGTCGTTAGGTATATACTCAACTATCAGAACTAAATCAAAGATAACAGATGCTAAAGTATTTGATGGATATGTGGTCTCCTTAATTGGAGATACTATAAAAGAAATACCAGTAGTTTTAGAAAGAAAAAAGATACCGGCAGACTGGAAACGATCTCATGATGTTTTAAGGACGGCAAGTCTAACTATAGAACCACTTGGAATAGGTACTTATTACGGATTTACCCTAATAGGTGATAAATTAGAAGACCACTTATTCATACTTGAAGATGGAACTATTACTAAAAACTGTGGCGACTGGTCAACTGGTAAAGGGGATTTGAAGTCCTGTATCGGTGCATCAATCGGATCATGGTTTGTTGGTTCTATAAACAAGTGCCGAGTATTTATGATTGGAACTGGAGGGTCTGTTGCATCTGACCAAATTAAAGATGTATTCAAGAATCCGGAAGCTTATAACTTATTGCAGTTTAAGGACTTTGCTCCTAAATCAGCATTTTTCTTACCAGCCTATTACTTCCTTGGAGGTCAAGGGTGGGAGGAGACGAGTGTAAATAACAATGATGGTGCTAAGGCTTATCTAGAAGCAGAGCGAGTTAGAACGAAAGATGATATGGAAATCCATAGTAAAATCGTTCAAGAATTCCCGTTCACTATTGATGAGGTTTTTAGAAAGAATGGTACCAATAACTTTAATCAAAGAAAGATCGCGGAACAATGGTCGGCGCTACACTATGAGTTAGAAGGGCACAAACCAGAAAAAGGATTTTTGACATGGATCAAATCTCCAAGTGGTTCCATAAAAGGCGTGAAGTGGGAGAAGAATCCTGAAGGGAATATAGAAATTCTAGAACATCCTTACAAAGGTCAAACTGGAAAAGAAGTATTTACAGATCTATATGTCGGTGGGGTTGACAGTATAGACCAGGGTATTATGGATTCCACAAGTATAAAAAATAGATCATCGTTGGCATGCCTAATAAAGAAAAGAATTATTGACGGTAAATTTTTTAGTCAAACATCTAACATTTATGTAGCTAAGTATATCGGTCGTAGCCTTGACGTACGTTGGGATTATGAGGAAACTCTTAAACTAGCAATGTACTACAATGCTAAAATGAATATTGAGTATACCAAGATTGGAGTAGTAAACTATTTCCGCGAGGCTAAACAATATCATAGACTTCTTAAAAGACCATTAGTAGCAATGCCATCTAAGGGAGAAAAGGTTCAGGGTCTTCAAAAAGATCAGAGTAACCTGATAGGTACCCCAGCATCAACAAATGTCATTGACCACCAAGACGGGAAGATCAAGGAATATATCGAAGACTACTATAATAACATTTTCTTTATAGATGTCCTAGAGCAACTACGTGATTACCAACGCGAAGATAGGCGTAAGTATGACTTAGTAATTGCGATGGGATTATGTGAACTTGCAGACGAAGACATGTTTGGTATTGCAGCACGAGGAGAGGATTCACCGACAAGTGAGTTTGTTCCATTCGGTTGGTACAATGACGAACATGGTAGGAAAAAATTTGGTAAGATACCTGGAAAGTCATCTCCAGAAAAAGAAGCGCTTAATAAGCCAGGACAGATGTCTATGGCGACGTGGATTGATATGTCAGGTAAACCTAGGTTCGATGATAACTTCGAGATAGGTGACGCAGATGATTTACCGATCAATAAACCAAGTAGTAGTCAAGAAGAACAAATATAACTAAAAGATTCCCGTCAGAGTTTCGACGGGTACTTGCCTGCAACGCATAAATGGTGGTGCACTAGCCTTGTAAGCTTGAATAGAATCCGTTCGATCCGGATTGTGGGCTCCAAAATAATATGATAATATGGATAAGACTGAATTAGAAAACTTTATCCTTAATGGATTAAGTCAAAGACAGATAGCAAAAATTAAAGGGTGTACTCAATCTACTATTGGTAGATGGTTGCGACGTTATAATATTACTAAATCTGATACAATTAAAAGAAAGTGTATACAATGTGGACAACCAATAAATACTGGTCCAGCAAAGTTCTGTAGTAATACCTGTTGTGCTAGATACGGGTTTCTATCTAGAATGAACTCATGGTTAAATGGAACTCATTTTCCTGGTATTGTAGCAATAAGACATTATTTAGAAGAATTACGTGGGCACAAGTGTGAAGTATGCAATACATCAGAATGGATGGGCAGACCTATACCAGTTGAGGTAGAACATAAAGATGGTCATTCTGAAAACGATTCTCCAGATAATGTAATACTTATATGTCCTAACTGCCATGCACAGACAGACACGTATAAAAATAAGAATAAAGGGAATGGTAGACACTCACGTAGAGAACGCTATTCTAAAGGTTTATCATATTAACTTAATGTTGTCAAACAACTAAAAATAAACTATAATAGTGTCGATAAGATACTTTCACAATGTTTAATAAGAACCAATATGGACGAACAAGTAAAACAACAAGAACCGGATTCTGTCATCCTTCCAATCGCATTGGTAAATGACATTCTCAATTACATGAACGAGAAACCTCACAAAGAAGTATTCAATCTTATTGCTGCAGTTCAGAAGAACGCACAACTGATTAGTACTAAACCTCTCGAAGCTGACACCGCTAAAAAACCGGATGCAATTCAAGAAGAAGTTAAGACTGAAGTGATTGAAGAAGTTAAGGCTGAAGAAGTTAAAGCATAATATAAATGAAAATGTTAATGTGATATGAGAGTAAATGATATTAAGAAAGTAAAACCTGCGAAGGAAAATATAGTTGTCAAAACTATCGAGCTAGATAAAGACAATGAGTTATTCTTTGCTAAATCCAAAACACAAGATACCAAAAATTCTGAACTCTCTTTTGGAGAGATTATTTCATTAGGTCCCAATGCAGGGAATCCGAGTCAATGCCCGGACGTAGAAGTTGGAGATATGGTTGTCGTTAATAGATACGCCGGCTCTCACATAGCAACAAACGAACTTAATGAGATTTACAAAGTAATGGTAGGATACAGTGTCATGGCTAAACTAGATGATATAAATAATATTGACGTTGAAACAACACAACCGTCATCGAACAGATTACTCATTGCAGTTAAACTAGTTGACTCCACAGATGGAGAACTCTACATACCTGCGAATGAATCATCTGACCCTCGTCTTGAGGATATAGATTATGGTGTAATAGTGAAGTTGGGACCGTCTTGTAAATTAGGATATAAAGTAGGCGATATAGTTGCATACAATCCATACTCAGGCGAGAACGTAAGAGCCGCTGAGTCTATGGATAAACCAGCACTACGCGTACTTATTGAGGAAGATGTACTTCTAACAATATAAAAAAGACATATTGGGCTCACTCTACAAAGTGGGCCTTTTTTTATTATAACAATTAATACGTAACGAATGGCATCCACAAGTAGTAACTACTACAGCGACCACTATCTAGAGGATATTCATATTTCCGAAAAAGAGAAAAGTGAAGAGTATTATCTTAAAGATAATATAGATTATTGGATCGCACAACTTGTAAGAGATAGAAATCAGATTAAAACATTTCGGGATTATTACTATGGTATTCGTAACGAACCTGATTTTAATTACCTTACAGAAAACTTTGGTATTGGCACTCCATCTAAATTAAAGTTTACCTCACTTATTAAGCCTCGTGTAGATGCTTTACTAGGCGCCATGGTATCCGAAAAGTTTACTTACCGGATAACTGCGACCGATGATAAGACTATTGACCAGGCTGAAGAAGATAGGAAAAAGAAATTGCTGGATGAGATTGATTCAAAATTAGACTCATTTGTTGATAATGTTATAGTTAATGCTAGAGCAAAAGCTAAAGCAGACAAACTAAAAGAACCAACCCCAGAAGAAAGACTCGCTCCAGGACAGACAACTGGTCAAGCGTTAGGTCAAACTACAGGTGCCACTAAAAGCCCCGATGAAATTAATCCTCCTGATCCAGGAGAACTTGGAGTTGCACTTCGTAAGATTCATAGTAAGTATACTAATAACTACGTCTCTGATTTTGAGATAGCTGCACAGGATATATTAAGATTCTTTGAGAATGATATTAATATGGACCTAAAACAGAAACTAAAGCAACTAGCTTTAGACTTACTAATAACTGGAGAAGGTTATTGGAGAGTATTTTGTGATAAGGTTGGGGCAGACCCAGTACTTGAAATAATTAAACCAGAGAATATGTTCTATAATAAGAACACTAATAGTCAATATATCGATACAGCCGATGCAGTTGTTCATAGAGAGTTTTTAACAAGAAAAGAAGTTCTGAAACGCTATGGTCAGTTTATGGATGATGACCAGAAGTTCTTTATATTTGGAAATAATGCCAGGACAAGGACTGCTAGATCATTGAGATCGGCTACAGATCTGGAACTATATTATAACGATATTGACCCTGTTAGTACACAGAAGTCATATACCATGCTTGATGTACTAGAGGTATTTCATGTTGAATGGTTGGCACTTAATGCTGTTGACTTTACCGACGAAGAAAGACCAGACTATGCTCAGACTGAAGGATATATGTCAGAGATTGGCAAGACAGGTTGGAGACAGGATAAATACGAAGGTATAAGAATATCCGGATCTGTTTATGTCAACTGTGGTAAGAGTATTAATACAGCAAGAAGCGAAGCAAGACCTTACGAAACAAGTCTATCCTATGGTGGTATTTGTTATAATGACCGTAATGGTAAACCTTATTCATTAGTTGGAGCTTTAAAAGATATACAGGATATATATGATGTAACACAATTCTATCGCGATGTCCTTATTGCTAACTCCGGAGTACCTGGAAGTAGGATCAATATTGCAGGAATACCTAAGAAACTTGGTAATGACTTCATGGAGAGATTATTAAAGTTCATGGCATTAAAGAAGAATGGTGTTGAACTTATAGATCCTACCGAGCCTGGAGCACAATTGTTCCAACATTACGGCGAATTTGATAACTCTGTAAATGGAAATTCTCTTCAAGCCATAGAAATGGTCCTAAGAGCGATGGAGAAGCAGGCCGACACAATTGCGGGCACAACTCCACAAATGATGGGAACTATTCAACAGCGCGATGCTGTGACTAACGTTGAGACTGGAATTCACCAGACTCAAGTTATGAATGAAGATATCTACGAATTACAGAGAACCCAAATAAAGAGATTGCTAAATGCAATGCTTAATATATCAAAAGTTTGCTACAGAAAAGGCAAGAAGGGTTCCTATATTATGGGATCGGAAAGCTATTCGTTTCAGATACTTCCAGAGAAATTTTGTTTTAGTGACTTTGCAATATCATTAAGTTTTGCAGGCAAAGATGAAGTTAAACTTCAAGAGATAAGATCATTAGCTAAAGAACTTGTAAAAGCCCAGGCTATGGATCCAACAGTTATCTCGCATATCGTAATGTCAGATTCAGTTGGTGAGATTCAAAGACTAATTGATGATTCATGGAAACAAAGAAAAGAAGAGAATGACGTTATTGGTCAAGCCAAACAAAAGATTGATGAGTTAGAAAATAACCAAAAAGAACTTGAGGCACAACTTAACTCAGCCACACAACAGATAGCAACTCTTAAACAAGCTGCAGATAAATTTAAAGGTAGAGAACTTGATCTTAAAGAGAAAGAGATTAACCTTAAATACCAGGTTGAGAATAAAACAATTGACGTTGAGTCTAATAACTATATTAAGGAACAAGAACTTAAAGAGAAAGAAGTACAACTTCAACGAGAACAATTATACCTTACAACCGGTAACGCACGAGAGGTCAAAAACTTTTAAGTCATGATAAGAGAAATCGAAACAAATAATACAACAGAATACTTGGACGTAAGTCTTCAACCTGTTGACTTCGAACATATCCCAGACATCGTTACTGCAACATTGTCCGCAAATGGTATGGTTCTTACTGCAATGGTAAATAGGTATCTCAGGAACGATTGTGTTCGTAAAGTTACTTTGAACTATATGTTACCATTTAGTGAACAGCAGTTTGTTATGGAATATGTCCTTGGAACATATGGACCATCAGATACGGTTGATGAACTTACAAAATATGTATTCAGCCTTGATCCAGTTCTTCATCAGATAGTTCATCCTGCACCAGAACAACTTCCAGATAATACAGTAAATATTAGGTTGTATACATATGAAGCAAACACGGCATTTAATTATGGTACATGTTATCCTCAATACGATGGTGCAGTATTATATGCAGTAGGATCTTATGTACAGTATGGTGGAAGACTTTGGCAGGCACTTGTTTCAACAATAGGTAACCTACCAACTAATCCACAATTCTGGAATCCAACCGGAGTTCCATCTTCAGGGACTATTACATTTAATATGCCATTCACAGTAAGTTATCCTGGGTTATCAATTATTCCAAGATCAACAGATGGATGGTATACATTAAGAGTTGTTGATATTGAGAAGTATAATAATGGAATACTTTACAATGTTAATGATATAGTATTCTATCCTACTGGATTCTTTATATGCACAAGACAGACTTTAGGTAACCTTCCAACTGATGGACATTATTGGACACCAATGACTGTCGAACAAGAACATAATTTATATGAATTTGGATACACATATAGTCCAACCCTGGCAACAGTATTGAACACGGATATGTTAATAACCAGATATATAAAACAAAAATTTATATATGAGTTACTTGTTAAGAGTAACTATAAGAGATACGATAACTTAACTGTAGTCAGTCAATTAGAGAAGATCTATGCTATGAGAGAAGCTGCAGTTGTACATTTAAATGCTGGCAATCCAATTACAGCAAGAAATATGCTCGACCTAATAACCATTGAAGACAATAGTTTCATGGTTAATAACCGGGAGAATAAAGCAATAGAAACCTTCACTAACTTTACGATCTAATGAAACCAAATATTTATTACGGTAATATTGTCACCCATGGAGCAACTCCACCGGCAATTAGACCATTCAGTGAGGTCACAGGGTCTATAGTTACATTTACAGGGTTTGATTTGTCAGCAATATTATCAGTCGAAGCTAAACTTGATCTTCTATTCTATAACAGAGTTAATGAAATTGGAGAGGTATTATCCTCTCTAGTTTACATATCTGATATGCTAGATCCGGACGATACTGACGATAAGACATATAATGTTAAGAAATTGTATGCCAATACTGATGCTGAAAATGCAATGGGATTAACAAAGGATAAAGTAGATTTTACTTATCTTAACTGTAAATGGGCTACAAGTAAGTTCTTTACAAATTCTATCTCTCCGATGGTAGATACCCAGCACGACGAGCTAGCAACTAATGGCGATCCTTCGGTTAAGATGAATAAATATGGAATAGCATGTGATGGTTGGTATACACAACTATCTGTGGGGTTTAGAACCATATCAAGCGGATCTCCGGCTACAATACCAGTATTACAAGGGTTACTTGGACTACATGATTTTATTACGCTTGGAACATTACCAGCAGTATTGTTAGTTAATGATCCGGTAGATATTGATTTAGATTCTAATTGGAACCTATATACAATAGCTGTAGAGGATGGAACAACAAATCCAGACGGCTCAATACTTATACCCGGGACTTCTCTGGCTAATGTACTTATTACATTGTCGGATGATAATCCATACATTAAACAAGATTTATTTATACTTCCTACATACAATGAGTTGTACGATAATGCAGTAGTGCAGTATGCAGAATACCCAACCTATGGTAATCCTTACCCAACGTTACGAGACAAACATAGAATAATGCATGACTATGCCTCAGATAATAATTTCTTAGAGGCTCAGTATATACTCCAAACAACAGATTATTTTAGGGCAGTAACACACTTGTAATATGTCAACATATAGTGATCAGATAGATGTAGTACTTAGAGACCGATTGATTCCTAAGATGCAATCAGTATCCAAGGATATGGCAACAGTAGAACAGTATAGTTACGGTAGTTCTCAGTTACTCTCGCTAAAGCGTCAGTCTGATTATTATAGTATGATATATGATTTTTTGAAAGAGTATCTTGTTGGATCTGAGCAGATTGATAATGATAAACTTATCAATATTGTTAGATTGCTGGAGAATCCTGATAGTGAACGTAAAGGAATGGATTTCTTAGGAACACAA